CTCTCTTTAGAAGGCGGTCACTCACATTAAATGACCGGACTCGAAGCGAATCGTTTCATCGGAAAAAATCAAACCGAATCTACGAACACTCCGTGAACCTTCTCTTGCGTGGGGGTATCACGCGCATCAGGACGGCGCCTTTGGCGCTTCGGCAGCTTCATCTCCTTCATCATTTTCAGCGTCATCTACAAATTGCTCTTCGATCTCATCCAACGCTGTTTCGAACGCCAACTTCTTGTTGTCGTCCATGTCCTGGCTTCTGCAAGTCAGTGCCGATTTGATAGAACGGAACAACTCCTTCTCGAGTTCCAGTTCTCCATTTTTTATTAGCTTGCAGAGCTTTCCCCAAATTTGTTGTCGCGTCCTGTGATATGTGATGTCCTGAAGGCGAGCTTCAGCGACCCACAAAGTCACGGGATTGCGTCTTTTTTCTTTCTTTTCTTCTGCCATTTCGAGCGCGCTTTGTCGTGTGCGTCTCACGACTTGAGCGATGACGCACGCGGTTGTTCTCTTGGCGCCTTTCCGCGATCGCTCTTTTCATCTTCTTCACGCACTCTCTTGAAAGGAGCAAGCTCAACTTTCTTTCGCACTGAATAATAAGAGTCCTCAAATGCTTCGTCGTCTGGCTCATCCCATGCGTCTTCCTTTTTCTCTTCACTATCCCAAGAATCAATGGGTTTGTGCGCTCGCACATTTCTCTCATCCTGCTTGGTTTCATCTTGCAAGATTCTTTTCCATGCTTGTTCAAGAGTATCGTCCTTTTCCTCCTTGGGCGGCAGTCCAAGTTCTTGGCGGATTTGAGCAGCCAACGCTTGACCACTGCCAGCCTTTGCGACGTGCTTTTGGAACGCTAGAGAGCGCAGTGTGAGATTTGGGTGCTTCAGAAGAGAGGTGGCGCTTGCTGGGATCGAAACAATCACCAGACTGGCGTAGTTGCCATTTGTCCAACTCGAGGAATTGCCAGCACCAGTAAAAAGCAGCAATTCTCCAGGCACTGTGACTTCGAACTGCACCCATGAGGCATCATTGACATTAGTTGCACTCGTAGCTGCCTGAGCCCAATTGTAGTCAATCCATGTAACACCAGTCTGCGCTGAAGCGGGATTGCTTGGATGCGCAGCCGGGTCTAGTAGCCACTGTGAAGCCCCGCTTGCTGCAAAGTCAGCTGAGATTGCAACATAGTAAAAACCGATGGGGAAATTGCCTGAAACAACGGGAGTGTTACCTGCTACCGTTGTGTAGCCACGAATGACTGTGCCTACGCTAGGGCACCTAGTTTGTATCCCAAGAGTGGACCAACTTAGCAGGCTTTGTTGTTTGGTCAGTGTAGCTGTTTGCTGTAGCACATTGTATGCGGTCCAACCTCCAGCGCCGTTGAGTCCAAGATGCTTGTCAATGCCTCCTTGTCCTTGTGAGCGCTCTGCAGCTTCACGAAATTTAAGTGTCCAATGCACTCGTAGTGGTCCAAGAGGCAGCGGGTAGCTCAAGGCTTGCCCACCTTCTGAATTGATGGGGGTGTGTAGCATCATGACAAATTGCCCCTGGTAGCAGTTGTTAATGTCAGTGCTAGTCGTGCTGCCATTGACTGCTAGCTTGTTGAGGTAGTAGCCACCAACAGGGCCTTTGGCAATTTTGTACATGTACTTTCCCTGCCTTGGAAATTGTAGCTTTGCCTGACCCGCACCGCCTTGGATTGGATGGTCAACGGTGGAACCATGGTCCATCCACTCCTGGACATTGCCGACCGCAGTGCCCATTTGCCCGATAGGGTCAGTGGCGTCCCGCTCGACAAAGCCAATGATGCGGCCACCGCATGAGTATGGCAGCGAGGGATCAAGTTCAAACTTGATGCTGCTAAAAACATACTGGTCGTACATGGCAGCAACGTCAGAAAGGCGGGTGCCAGGAGCGATCAATTGCGGATGCAATGGGATAAGCGCGAGAATTTGTCCGGCGACATTTTGCCCTGAGTTGGCCAGTGAGAGATTTGGTGAAATTTCAGTGACGCCTGTGACTGTGCCGCCATTCATGGTGAGACCTCTCATGGTCATCTTATTCCTTTTTGAGCCTTCTCTTGGGCGCACGCCGAGGAACCCGGGCAGGGGCAAAGCCTTGATTCTTCCTTTTAGGTTTTTGCCTCCTTTGGGCCCCCCTTTTCCGAGTGCTTTTGGCACCGCGATTTTGACGTTGACCTTTGGTTTGCGCGACTGCCTTGCGGCGCGTCGATTTTGTTGTTTGTGTGATCTTGACGACATGCTTAATTGCTGAGTCAATAATTGCTGGAATTGCCAGTGCTAGTGCTTGTGGTAGAAACTTTCTTCTAGGCATATTAACGAATTTGTCGGATCGTGAGCTATCCGACAGGCTGCTCACTGCCAATTTTTGAATGCCTTCTCCCACTCATCTTCTTGAAATTCAGAAAGTGCTCTCTTCTGCTCAGGTGTTAGCTTCGCAATCGCTTCCAGTTCATCAATATCCAAGTCCTCACCACCTGACTCGAAACCAAAGTAGAGGCGAGCAAGAAACCTATCATTCACATAACTTTTCTTGGCTTGTTCCCACATGAAGTCTCCTTTCAATGCGGGATCAAAAGTGAAGATGTACTCGTCAATCAATTCCTGCAGTTCCCTACGCATCTGGAGGTGCCCCCAAGCGACATTACGCATTCCGCAGAGGCGTTGTAGCTGTTCTTGAGGTGTGCGGTCAGTACCACCCTGGAGGACATTTGAATAAAGTTTGTCGCGGTCAATTCGGTGCACCCAACGGCGATTTTTCTCATCCAAGATGAAATGCATGGAGAGAAATCCCAGTTCATAAAATGGTCTGGCATTCCAATCGGGTGACTCGAAAACAAAACCAAGATCGTCCCACACTAACTGCGCCATCGCTGGGCCATTGAAGGTGAGAGCAAGCTCATCACTGACAGTGAATGTGAGATCATCGCCGAAGGTAATGATTGAAGTGTTGGCACGAAATTCTTCGTAATCAGGGCCAACAAGCATAATCCATGAGTAGCACACAGCAAATAACATGAGCAATGTGTTGTCGTGTGCTGTGCCGACTTGACCAGTAAGATTGCCACCTGAGCCTTTGGCTCCTTTGAGAAAAGCGTGGCCATCGGGCATAACAAGGGGCAACCTTGCGATCATTCGGTACAGATTATTGATTCGGATTCGGTTTTCATCAGTTTGGTCCTTCGGACAGAGTGCTTCGAACTTGAGCTCCGCAATTTCCCAAAGACACTCTTCAAACATATGTGATTCCCAAGCACCACCATCTATCTCCCAACCATTGGGGTGCTTCCCAAGATATTCAGCAAGCTTTTGCATTCCAGACCGGTAGGGTGACCACCCTAAGGCGGTCATGGAATCAATGGGGAATCGCTGAAGTCTGTGGTGTGCATCATAGCAGGCCATCTGCATCCACATGTTGTGACCGCCATCCACAGCAATGACATTCCGAAGTCGATTCTGTAGTAACTTCTTTTGCGGTAAGATTTCTTTCTTAACGGTAACATGTGCCATCGAGGCACACTTTGTAAGCTTCGCCACCCAATGCTCTTCAATCCACTTTCTACATTCTTCATCATGATATAGTTCTTCCTTGAAAGGTATCCCTGCCAAATTCCATGGCATTCCTGCTGACTTTCCTTTAAATTCAATGTCAGCCATGTCGAGGATTTCATCGAAGGTCTTGATTTTTGCGTTTTTCCAGTGGGGGTGAATAATCGCAGCAACCCAGTCCCAAGCGAGTTTAAAAGCTGCTTTGTTGTATTCTTTGGGTACTGGCTGTTGAAAGCGCTCCACTGCACCATAGGACGCTGGTACATTAGGGGCATTCATGTAATGTGTTTGATTGAAGTCAATTTTGAGTTTGCGAAAAATGTTTTCCAATGTGATGTCATTTTGCCTTTCGTGTTTCGGCTTCCCAAACCCAACGCTCAATCTGCCAAGGTATGGAAGCTGTTCACTCAGGCTTAATGCTTGTTCATGGAGACCGCCTCCAGATGTTTTGACAGCATCTTGGATACGGCGTGGGTAGTGCCTGAGCCAGCTTTGGAGTTTAAAGGTGGCAGGCCTTTCTTGATGATCGCCATGAGTTCATCTGTCATAGGAATTGCGTAACTGGGCGAATTGGGTGTGCCATCAGAGGTGACGTGAATACCGACGACTTCTCCTTTGGCATTTGTAATTGCCTTGCCTGAGTGTCCATTAATGGATGTTGCGGTAGTGGCCATAAGCCCAGGAATGGTCCAAATTTTGTCATTGACATCCTTGTAGGACGTTGTGACACCGAGTTGGAGGATTCTTCCTGGTCCAATTTTATGCTCGCTCTCGTGGCACGGCCAAGTGAAAATTGGCTCACCCTCCACCGGTTTGGCCATCGCAAAACTCTTCATGCCCTCAGGTTTTGGAAACATCATGAGGTCGTAGCCAGGGATGAGGACACCTTGGCAAGCGTATTCGGAATTGGGGTTGCAACATGTTTTTCGCATTGCGAACTTGTGCCCAAATGCCAGAAGAGTGGGTTCCTCGGAGTATTCAGTGCCGTGGCAGGTTGCAAGCACGACATCCCCGACTGCGAAACCACTACTGATTTCTGGCGTAATGGCACCACTCTTTCGCTTGTACTCTGAAATGACTTTGCAGGTCTTTGTGAAACCATCCACAGATACCACTGGGTTAGCGGCATTAATGGACTCGGCTTTCTTTTCCTTGGCTTCCTGTTCCTCTTTACGGGCAGCCTCAACGGCGGCCTTCAACACTTGGGGTGCTGGTTGGGCAATTGTAGCAGCAGGCTCTCCCTGAACAGCGAAACGTTTGAACATGAAATCAGGGAGTTTGAATTCTTTTGCCTCAGCTTTTCTCTTAGCCTCCTCTTCTTCTTGTGTCGAGTGGGTTGTTTCCGACTCATCGCGTTTGGGGACTTGTTCTTGTTTGAGCGGCTCAGGATTGAACTTGGCCGCTTTAACAGCATCATTCTCCCTTTCAGATTGTCTCCTCTTGCAATTAAGACATACGGAGGGCAGAGGTGCATCGTCACCAAACTTGCTTTGAATGTTGAAGACAGTTCGTTTGAGGACTCGACCTTGTTGTTTACAGTGCCGACAGCAAAAGAGGTAGTCACCGTTAGGTG